AGAGCCTTGTAGTAATTGTAGCGTTCCCCTCCTGAAGCATGACCATCTAAAACATAAACTATTTCATTAATTAAAACTGTCTCAGTCCCAGTGCTTGTATAGTCGTATGTGTCTGAATCACCATCTGGGTCATAGACGAACATCATTCCAAGTGAAGTATGCTTAATTGAAATAGCATTTGCAAGAGCTTCATCAGGTACAATAAACTCACCTGTATCATAGCTCTTCTTCAGTATCTTCAGCTTTCTACCCTGAATAGTCCACTGATAGTCCTCATAATTAGTAAGGGTTTTACTGATTTCAACAGAACTATTCATAACGAAAGACGCTGGTAGGTCATATAGTGATTTGCCAACAACAAGGTTTATATAGGAAATCTCAATATTCTCATGGTACTTAGATTCGGTTTCTAGGAAAGCATCGCGAATACAGTCTATAACAACGCCAGTCTCTCTTGACCCCGACTTCTCCATCACTTTCAATACTTGCATTATTGAGCCACCTGCTGTCCTCTGGAGTTATTGATTACGGAATCTAATGATTCCCTTGCAATTTTAAACATTGCAACACCATTTTGTGAGAATTGCTGTGCAAGGCTTAATGAACCGTTGATTGTAATTTGCAATGTATTTGCGGCTTCAAGATAGGCTTTTGCCTTAGCAAGCTCTCCGCCAAAACGTGAACTTTCAGCCTGAACCAAAGCACTATATTCCTGAATCTTTGCACCGACTTCTGCACCATAGGCAGAAATATTAACTCTTGCAGTTTCAATTTGTGCTTGCAACTCTGCACTAGCATCTTGCTGTTCCGCTGAGAATGCCTTGAATGCTATATCTGCATCCCTGGCCTTCTTCTCAACTTCAGCACCATACTTCTGCAACTCAAATCCTACACGCTTAACCTCAACATCTGAACTTGCACTATACTCAGAAATTACGGCTTGAACTTCTGCTGAGTAGTTAGCTATGTCACTCCTAGCTGTCTCTATTTGAGCCTGGAGTACACCAGATGAATCTTTCTGCTCTGCACTATAAGTCTTTAACAGTTGGTCAAGCCTTGAGACTTCCTTCGTAACTTCTGCTTGATATTCACCAAGTTCTGTGGATATACGTTTAGCCTCAGAGTCAACACTTGCTCCATATTCATCAATTAGAATCTTCTGCTTACTAAGTTCACTATTCGCTCGCTGTGCCTCTTGTGATGCAGTTTGGTTATTAGCCTGCACCATTTCAGGGTCTTCATCATTTAACCAGTACCCAGAAGAGTGAGCAAGAGAGCTTTCATTTGTAAGGCCAACATCAATAAGGTTTTTTGCATTCGTAAGGGCATCTGTAAAGTTTGTAAAGTCAAGAGATGGACTTACAGGCATACTAATTGACGACAAACTCTTTGTCAATGTCAACACACCTGCGGGTGCGCCACCTGCTGGCTCCGTATAAGCTATTGCTATTGTAGGCACAGTTGGCAACGTAGGTGTTGCAGGCAATACAACAACTGGCAACACTTCATCCATAACAATACCTGAAGGCAACGCTGTGTTTGGAGCTGTATACGCTATTGATACAGAAGGTGGAGATGGAAGCGTAGGCTCTGCAACAGAATTATAGGTCGGCAAAGCCGCTACAAAGTCATCGAGATAGCCACCAGAGGCTGTGACTAATAAAATATTAGTATCTGCTTTTGCGGCATAAATTGCGAATTGGTGCATGTAGTCAATGTAGCAAGCAAAGTTCATTCCAATGCTCTCATACTTGCCAAGAAAAGTTGTTGATATTGAAGTCACAGTTACATCTTTAGCTATGGCACAAAGCCCTAGCTCGCCAGCTACTGGGTCTGGCTTTAGAAAAATTAAATTGTTCTTAATGAATGCAAATGGGAAGAGTTTAGTTGGTTTGTAGATACTGTCAATGGCCGTCTCAGTTGCATAGAAACCATCAAGTGGCTTTATCTCTGCTTCTCTGCCATTGCGCTCTGCACCCAATACAACTTCACCTGTAACATCAATGCCAGTACCATCAGCAACGCTTGCAGTTTGACCACGAAAAGAAGTTTGTAGAATATCAAGAGGGAGTGATGCGAGTACAAAACCCTGTGCATCATCCAGAGCTTGAACGATTAAATCATCAGGCACGTCACCAACAACGCTACCCGTTACTTGCCTAACCTTTGCTATTAAAGTAGCCATGATGCTCCCTAGTTAAATGGCCTTCAAGGGTGGATAGTCTGGGAAACACCCACCCCATCCGGCCAATTTAATTTCTGATAATTAAGCTATCGTCATGTGGTCATTATCATGTTCCATGCCATTGACATAGAAATAATCACCATCAAATTCGATTTCAGCCCAATCACCTGGAGCGGCTTTGCTTGCAAGAAATGTCAGTTCATCTACAGCTGAATCGGCTGATTCGCCACCTGAAGAGTCGGCTGAACATATCATTCCAAACATTAAGTCACCATCATTATCTGCGACACTAATGACAACATCTTTAGAGCTTGCAGTTTTCAAAATGAACTTAGCTTTCCAGCCAGGTTCAATCGTTGCAATCAATGGAAGTTGTATGTTAAGTGCGGCAGTAGCGTTCTGGACAACCATAAAGATTACACCAGCATCGCCACGAACCAACTGTTGGCTAGCAGATAGAGATTCTACCCGTTTATAATCCCAACCAACAGATACACCTAATTTGGTACTCATAAGTCTTGTTCCTTTCGGTTACGACCTACAGCCAAACAGCGTGTAAGTAAGGTTTGCTGTGATGGAACCCAAGGTCAGCATCTATAATGTCAACCCTGCGGCTCTCGCCACTGTTAGGTTTCGTTTTCACACCCTGATGAACATGCACATCATTACTAATACCGTTACCGATAAGAGGTCTGATAGCAGTTCCATTCATGTCAATTCCAAGCAACTTAACATTTGTACCGTCAAGGTGAATGTCACGAACAAGCTTCATTGTTGTACCGTCTACGTCAAGTATACGGGTTGGAACACCAACTAGCTTTTTAAGGCTATCTGAGGCAGAGATACGGTAGTTGTTAGATTCCTCAGCAACATTCTTCATGTATGAGGTTTTACCGATTCTACCAAACCAGTTCCATATCTGTGTGTTACAGTAGTACACCTTGCTTGAACCCATTGTAGGACTGTAGCGTGGGTCATTAAAGGCTGACATATCTTCCAGGAAGTCGTCATATGTTTTTGCAGTAATGTCAAGTGCGAATGTATTTCCGTTGTTGATGATGTAGTTGACAATTCCTTCAGTATATGTAATACCGTCAGCATCAGTCATCTGTTCGCCAAAGTATGCTGTGCGAGCCATATCAAGGTTCATTTCCAACATCTTGTCATTCCACTCTTCCGACCAGGGATTCTGCTCAAATTTCAGCTCTGTACTCATGGCACGATATGACATGATTGCTTCTTTTTTGAAAATCTGTGTCAGGCCGTTATCAACACGGTATTCCTTGTCACGATGTACTTCACCAAAGCCAGAAAGCTCATGATAAGCAGTACCCGAAACATAGGTACGCATAGGTTCTAGCTTCTGAGCAATACTGTTAGCGGCAGTACCGTGAGCAGTATCAGTCAGTAAAGCTGTGGTTTGGTCAAATGCGGCACTCGCACGATAGGAAGTTGGATATAAAGCGGCAGATGGGCGTTTAAGTAACAACACATTTACCATTAATGCTTCACCAAAAGCACTACCTGTCATTGTGTATGTAGACAATACACGCACAATGGCATAGTCTTCGACTACTACTGCTCCAGCGGCAGTTGTGGGAGTTGTTGACGTGGTAGGAATGCGGAGAAGTTGATTTGGATGAATGTAATTTGGTTTCGTTCCTGCTTGACCGAGTGTAATACCATCAGATACAGCTTGACCAATGCGATTCTCAACCTGCCCTATAATGGTAAAGTCACCCATTAACAAGAGGCTGAAATTTGAACCAGCGGCTGGCAACGATGCATTTGCATACATATTGGCATTGCCATTGACAGTTGCGGCCAAGAACAAGAGATAGCGTGTAGTGTCCCAGCCAACAGTTGCGGTCACTGTTTGGTCTGCGGCAGCCACTTCACCTGCGGCTGACATTCCCATAACGTAACCATAGCGTTTCAGAGCGGCAGACTGTTTCTTCGATGTAACCTTGAAGTTAGGGTCTGTCGTTGGAACTTTTCTCATCATGTTCAAGTGATGGAGGTATGGGTCACGCAAGTATGAAATCTTGGTATAGGAGCTACCAAAATCATACGAGCGTCTTAAATCACCAGTATTAGGGTTAGATGCCCTTGTTACCTCAGCAACGTCTGACTGGTTCAGATTTGTTGCTGGGTGCATAACGGTTAGAGGCTCATCCCCTCCGGTAATTCTACTATAATCATCTGACATGTTAATGTCCCTTTATTTATTTATAAGGCGGTTGTTTCAAAAGTTTTATCATCTACGCCAAAGTATTTATTGAAAAGTTGTGCATCACTCAGAGGTTGTTTCGGTGCGCCAGAGCTTCCAGCAAGTGAAGGGATGTAAGATGAAACCCTTTCCCTCTGGTTGCTGAACTGCTTTGCTGTTGAACGTGAAACATTCTCAGCGTACTGCTGGCGATTGATTGTAAGAAACATATCCTCAAGTGTAAATTCTCTATCGGCCATTTGTTTCTCGAACTTAGCATAACCAGCTTCGTCAAGCTTATACTTCTCCATAAGCGTTTTCTTCTGCTCGCTATACTGCTCTTCGCCTTTTTTCTGCATGCGCTTTTCATCTTCGGTTATCTGAAGCCGTTTTGCTTGTATCGCAATTCGAGCATTGAGGTAACGGCCTGAATCACTCTCAGGGTCATCAACTGCTTCGGCTTCGTCATAAACAAAATCTTCAGGCAAGCCCAGAGCTTCTTTCAAGTTCTTAGGGGCTGGCTTTTCCTCTTGTGGAGGTTGCTGATTTCTGCTTTGTAGATTCTGGGATAGAGTTGAAACCAATGTCTCAATCTGCTGTCCCTGCTTAGTAACTGTTTGAAGTAACACATCTGATTCGACCCCACCCTTTTTCTCTGGTTCTGTGGGTTGATTGAGTGTATCAATAAGTTGTGGTATTGGTGCATTCGGTTTGCCACCAGGCATAACTATTGTTTCTGCTCGTTCATCATCCATCAATGCAAAAGCATTGTCGTTAAAATCTAAATCGTTCTCAGCCATTGTACGGTTTTCCCTTCATAATTAATATACTAATAGACTATCCTATATACAAGCTTCTAAGCCTAGCCCAAGTGTCACTTTGAACTAGGTTTTTTAGCTGTAATAGCGTTTTTCGCATCCTGCTCAATTTGCTTCATATTAGCCTCATGAGTCTTTAGAGCCAACGATGCCTTGTCCTCAAACTGCGCTAATGCGGTCTGTGTCTCAAGAACACCCTTGCGGACTTCATTCTCTCCAGCCATTGAATTGATTTTAATTCTGGACTGAATAACTTGACGTTCAAGCGTTTCATTGTCACCCTTCAGCTTCTTGATTTCATCTCCAAGAGATTCAATCTGACCTGCCTGCTGTGCCTGGACACTCTTACGTTTGATAACACCCTCTTTATCCTCAATATCGGTGTATTTAATCATTTCAACATCATCAATTAGATTATCTTTGAAATACTCGTAATATTTGCTTTCTCGCATCTCACGATTGGTTGGGAATGTAGAACCTGCAACAATACGAATGTCAAAGTTTGCAGTCTCATAGTCAAGATACTTGCCAGAGATTTCTCCAGACTTGTCATAAAGAGGCACGTTCAATTCGTAATCCTCAAAGCCATTCTCATTGACAATACGGAAAATTTTGTGCGCCTTGTAAACATGCTGAGAAATGTCAATAAAAACCTTCCCTAGATGTGTTAGGGCTGGCTCAAAAACACTATCAATCCATGCTTTCAGCTTGCGAGTACCAAACTCATCATTTGCCATTAGTGAGCGAAAAGGAACCCTGTCAGATACATCAGCCATTCCCATCATACCAGAGCTGACACCTGCTGTATACTCCAGCTCGTTTTTGCCCTCATTCATGATGGTGTAAAAAGCGTTGTTCAAAGGCAAAGGCATGATGCGTTCAGGCTTGCTCTCTGGGCCAGAATAGACATACTCTAAAATACCACCTGGCATAGTCGAGTTCTCTGTCCACACATCCATATCAATCACAGAACCTGAGTTCACTAACCACTGCCCATTAGAGGATAGCGTAGCATTGTGAATCATCAATTGGTGCGCCTTGTTGATTTCTTCCTGTTTACCCATTAAGTATTTCATAGAAGAAATAGGATAAATGTTACCTGTATATACATAAGGAATTGGAACTAGGGGATAATACTTGTAGTCAAGGTCAATCTTGTAAAGCATCGTATCATCACCAACAGAGCATTCAAGCTTAACCCTCATGTCCCAGAAGGGAATCTCTTCAAGAATATCTTCGGGGTTTACGAGACCATCTGCAACTGCCTTTTTGTACTCTTCCTTGCGAATAACGATACTTTTAATTTGGGCTTTAAGTTGCTCAACAGCACTGGCATAGGCTTCAGTCTGTGCATCTAACTGAGACTCTAAACGCCTGCGTTCTTTGGACATTTCAAGTTCCATACGAACAGGAAGCATATCTCCATTATCTACCATCTTCTGCAATTCAGCCTCACGCTCTTGGATAGCAACGTCAACTTCCATTGCCAATTCCTCAAGCGACACCCTGCCCTCCATCTGCATTTCTCTAATTGCGTCTGGTGAAGGGATGTCACGAACCATGAGATTTAGGAACTCGACAGGCTCACGCCTATAGGTTTCAATGTATGGGAGAACTTCCTCATACTGACCATCATAGCCATTAATAGCATCTGCATTAACTTGACTATTCTTAGTTTCCTTCGTACCATCGCCACCTGTGTCTGTAAGAGCCGCACCTTGAGCCGCCCAAATTTGCTTAGCAAACTGTGGCAATTTGTTGGCAATACTTGTCTTTGACATATTGCGAGCAACCTGAATCCATGAAGCATCTCTAGCAAACATATCACGAGATGTTGGGTCTTCATATACATCTTCAGGATTGATGGAGCCAAACATGACTTCACCCATTCCCCTGTCAGCATCTTTGTCAACATACAAATAGGGAACACCTTTGGACTTCGCAAGAATGTCTAAGGCTACCTGACCCATGTGCATCTTGCCATTTGACTGCTCAAAGGAGTAATCCATCAAACGTGCGGCAATTCCTGCTATTTGTGAATCATCCCCACCACTGCCTGTAGCAGACCAACGTGGGTTGTTAGCAGTTATAAAATACTTTTGGGTATCAATAACAGGAGTAGACCTATTAGATGTAAATGTCGGCATGTTCGCATCTTCTAAATCCTCCAATTCATCTTCATCAATTTGCTCATCTTCGTAAAAGCGTTGGCCTTTATGAAGGTCGCCAAGCCATTTGTTTCTTCGGCCATTATTCGCAAACTCAATAAGCTGTCTATTGCTATGTGCAGTTGACACCTTTTTGTGTGGTACCGATGGTTGTAAAGACATTACATTGTTCTCCAGCTTCTTTTGCGCTTCGGTTTATTAATGTGGTTGTTAAGACGTTGCACCCTTACCAAGTGGCTATTCGTTTTATTGCCTACTCCATCTTTAGGAGCTTTCTTAGGTCGTGGCGGGTAAGCACCAACACAAGCATAGTAAAAGGTTTCGATTGTGTCGTCATGCGCCATGAATGGCCCAAACTTCCAAGTTTCATCTATCAGTTCATAATGATTCTTCCTGTAGAATACCATCCCATTGGAAAAGTCAGTAGATAGATAAGTATAAATTCTGTTGTGCTTGTTCGTTCCCCCTGGCGGGTGTGGCGCATAAATAGCATAGTTAGCCTTCAGCTTCACCTTCAAGTCATGGAGTGCGCTAAAAACACTACGATTCATCGCAACATCTTCAATACGACCACCAGTAATATTGTATCGTTTAGCAAAGTCAACTAGGTAATCAACGACACCTGCCTTGCCAACGAGTTCATAGTCAACTATCTCACCATCTACTATCTTAGGTTCACGCCTGCCAGCAGTAGGTATAGAGCGATGGCGTTCATACTCAAGTACATATTTTCGCCCTTGCGCGTCAACAGCCACCGCCATAATAACTGAATAGTCAGAAGTATTGTTATCAATATCAGTAGCAGGGTCACAGCCAACGAATACATTAACAGGAATAAGCTCGCCATTAAGATGAAGGTAACTCTGACCCTCAATGAACATATACTGTCCATCATGGAATCTAATGTGCTCCTTAGACCACTTAGCATCTTCACTTGATTGCACCTCCAGTTCATATTCCTGATTGTAGCCACCAACACCCCTTGGCCCTTTTTCGTAGACTGCCTTTATGCCATCAAGAACGTGTCTAGGATTGTGTGAGTGCCATAGGACACCACCAGGCATTGTAGGTTGTGTAGACTTGTAGGTAATCACCTTCCAAGGATAAGTTTCCTGAGTTCCCTCTTTTACAACTGTAGCCCAGTCATCGAGTAGATTCTGTGCCATAGCATCAAAGTGGACAGGTGTACCTGTAAAAATCATTCTCCTTTTTGGGAAATTCTTTTCAATACCAGGGAGAAGGCCGTTGAGTAAACTGTCTTTGAGGCTATCTCTCGACTTTGCAGTTTTGGTGTTCTCTTCGTTTTCGGCATCATCAATGAAGGCTCTTGATATTCTCTGCGCCCCTTGTTCAATGTCTGGTAGGGTTTGACCACGTGCTGAACGCAAAGTCGAGAATGACGATAACCTGCACCCATTGTAAAGTACAAGCTCTTCTTTGTTCCAAGTCTTTCCTTTCCAATTCTTACAATAACGCTTGAACTTCTGGTTGTCTGCAAGGTGCATTGCGATGTATTCAACATTTGTAAAAGAGTCCTTTTGAGATTTGGCTACCCAGACGTAGAATAGCTTTTCGTCATAGTCACGCCAACCCCACTCATAAGCTAGTTTGGCAAAGAAGAAGTCATGTAAGATACTACCTTTGACCAGAGTTGTTTTTGCGCTTTCTCGCGGAAGGATAACAGCAAGGGGTTTCTCGCTATCTGAATCCAACTCGTCACATATTTCATAGTGGAAGAATGGCGTAGCAGACTTCATAAAGTCACCTGCAAGGAACATCTTGCCAAACACTATAGTCTTACGGAAAGCCATATAGAGCATCTTCTCTTCCTTAGAGGGATTACCCTTTAAGATGTTGAAGGTTTTAATCTTGCCAGTCTTGCGTTCCTCAGCATACTCCATTGGAGTTACAATAGGCTTGACTTGCTCTATATGGCTTACGGTTTCCATTATTTTTCTTGTTCTAAGTCACTTAACATTATAGTCTGGGCTTCGCCCAATCGTCCGGCACCATTAGCTTTCTTAGAAGCAACAGCACGTTCAGGAAGGCGAGGGTTCGATTCATCGAATAGTTCTGAATGAGTCCTTGCTTCTGGATTTGGGTAGAAGTCACTAGGCTCAATATACTCAATCTTAACTTCTTTAGCACCAAAGTTCGTTGTCTTCTCCATGTTTCCCATCCTTTATTTACGTGGCATTTGGAACATCTCGTGTTCCTCCCAGCTCTCACACATACGTGAAACAGCCACTTGCAGGGAATCCCCATAAAAAGGTTCATCCCTGCGGTTCTTAACAACAAAATTACTACCACTCATAGATACACTACCACCCTTACGCAACTCAGCATCGAGTTCCCAGAAGAGTTCGCTATCTGTGAGTCTAACGCCCATTAGACCTTACCGACCTTTGGCGCATCTGCCTGCGAGACAAAGCCGTCAATAATAGCCCAGACTTGCTCTGGCTGACAAAGGCGATATTCCTTATCATTGAGGCGTATCTCCTGTCCTGCAAACCAGGGGCATAATACATTAGAACCCTTCTCGGGCATTGCATACTCATTACTTTCAAGCGGTTCGCCAACACTAATAACTTCAAATGCTCGCATAACTTCACCGAACTCAGGCATTACTGCTTGAGGTAAGATAATGCCAGCCTCGGTCTTCACTTCTCCAACGTCATGTGGCCTCATAATGAAACGACCCTTAGTTGGTCTTAGTTTCACAGCCATGACTATTGCTTTCTATTATCTGGAGCTTTTTTAGGTGCAGACTTCTTTTTGACAACAGGTACAACTTCAATCTCAGAGTCACTGTCTGGAGTATCG